GGTTTGCGCTTGAAGGAGTGGCAAGAAATGTCGCTACGTTTGCGCCAAGCCCTGAAATGCCCGTTGAAATCGGCACGTTGGTGATCGTATTCGATGCGCCTGAAATCGTTTTGTTTGTCAGGGTCGCAACGCCGTTGATCGTGTCGTAAACGTAATTTGCCCACGCCCCGCTGTGATAAACGCGCCTGATTAGCGTTCCTGCCGTGCTGTAAGCCGTGCCGCCAACCGTCGCCGTGCCGTTGCGCACAAGCACGTTGAATGCCGCGCCCTCGCTTGGCGTGGGGTCTGTGACGGTTAGGGTTGCGGTGGCTACATACGCGCCTTTATTGGCAGCGGTGAAGTTTGCGGATTTTACTTCTACGGGAGGAATGTCGGATGTGAGTGCGACCGTGCCGCTCGCGTCTGGAAATGCGATTTGTCTGATTTCCTCTGTCGGTGCATGGGATAGAATCGTTGTGTTCGTCCCGTCAAAAAGCCGGAATGCGTCTCGCGTTTGGATGTATGCGTTGACGGCAGTTGTTTCGATGTGTCCGCTTGTTCCGGTTGTGAAAATTCTCTGCGCCAACCCCGTCACTGATATGCCGTTTTCAGATTCAAGGGTATTGACCGATAAATCTGCCGTGCCATCGCTAGTCGTCGCACTCGTGACGCTGTTCGGCCCTGCTGCGCCCGTGTCGCCCCTCGGTATCGTGAAATTGAATACCGCCGCGCTGCTTGTGCCGCTATTCGTTACGCTTGCATTTGTGCCAGCGTTGCCTGTGGTGGTGGCTCCGACTGATACGGTGGCGGCGGCTCCACGCGCTCCGTTTGGCTCAAGCGTGATAACCTTGACGGGCGTTTCTCTGTCGATGTGAATGTGTATATCGCTCATGCTCGTGTGACTGTTCCCGTTACTGTAACATTGCCTTCCATCCACCGCTCCACTTGTCCATCGCCATCTATGACGCGCAAATCCCAAACGTATGCGCCTGCCGTGAGTGCTAAAGTATCAGCGGCGGAAATCGAAACGACGATTTCACCCGTTGCGGCATTCGTGGTGGAAATGTCAAATTCAAAAATGACAGCGGTTGTAAATGAAGTGCGCACCTGCGCCTTGAAAGTATAGCCTGATACGTTAAGCGTTTGCGTTCGCTGGCAGTCGCTGTAAAACGTCACCGCCTGTGAGAAATCGGTGTCAATCAAGACAGTGAGGTTGTAAACGGCGGGTGTCATTTCTTATGGCGCGGTGTCAAATAGCTTTAAGCCCTGCGCCTCTCTATCGTGACGCAAGTTGATTGGCAGCGTTGCGCAATATCCGCGCTCATCGACCTCTTGCCATTGCGTTACGTGATACGCTTTTACCTTGATCGACGGCGGCACAAGGTATAGCGCCCTCATGTTAAGCCATGACTCCGCGCAGTTGCATCGGTCGATCGTATCGGCAGCGGTGCGGGCGGCTTCTACATGCTCGCGTGTTGCGCTCCAGATGCCGCCCCACGCCTGTGTTTTGCCGTTATACATCACGCGCATCGCCTTTGCTTGCCCCGCCTCTGCTAGCCAATCTGCGCATTCTTGCGATAGCCAAATGTCACAATCCATTTTCATGATGACTTCTCCCGCTTGCGAATTGGCAATCATTCCGTCCATGATCGCCTTCGCGCAGGCGTTGCCATACATGCCTTTTCCGTGCGTGGAGTAGTATCCAAAAACAACGTCATCAGGTGGTGTCGTCCATTCTGTCGGGTCGATCATGATATGCGCTTGCCAGCCTAGTGACCGCATCCGTGCTTGGCACGCACGCGCAACGGGCATGTCTGATTCTCTGGCTAGTATAAACGCTCTCATCATGTGCATACGCTGTCGATTCCGATTTCCTCTAGGTTGTCAGATAGCGGTCTTGTCGCTACTGGTTGACCGATTCCGTGAAGATGGCCGCTGATAAATGACAACCTCACAAGCTGTGTCGGCTCTGTCTCCGGCTCGGATGGGCAATCAATGATCCGAAAATCCGCCGTCAAGCCAGTGGTGTGGAAGATGTGTGAGCCAGTTAGGAATGGCACTAGCTTCACGCCGCTTCCATTGGTTTGTAATTCAGCTAGCTTGTAAAGATAGATTCCATCACCGCCGCCTGGAATGAAATTGCGCGATTCCTCCGCTGCGTCATCCACGACAAGGACAACGTCAACGCCGCCTTTGACGCGCCCAAATTCATCTTCCAAAACTTGCACAAAAATAGCTTCGCCAACTGCAATTGTGAATTTTGTCGGATCATTGCTTACGTCCAGCCTGTTGTCGCATTCATGAAGAATCAATGCGTTTTCGCCATCCAATGCCGACAAAGCGCGTTCTGCAACGTAGCCTTGCGCTACTGTGACGTAGTAAGCATCTGAAACAGGATCGCGCCCTAGCGTTAGCTGAAATGGATTCTGTTCAACGTATTGGCGCGTGCTTGTTCCGACTGGCGTTCGGTCACGCAATCGCTGCAATGACGAGCGAATGCCGTTTGCCCATTTTGCCGTGATCGGGTCACCTGATCGGATAAGATCAGGCAACTGAATCGGCGCTTCTCCGTTTCTTATTTTCATGTGTCGTAAAGGAAAGAATCCCATCCATCATCCTCTGAAAGCGTCCATTCCAGATTCGTGCGGTATAGCTCGCCAGATTGCGATTGTGAAACACTTGTCAGCATCCAGTCACGCGTTCCCGTCGGCTCAGGTGGTGTGCCTCTTGGCGTTGCAATCTTGCCCAGCTTGTTGATTTGCTGTGGCGTGAGTTGGTCAACGCCCTCCGTCGATTCGTTCCACGTATAGGCGCTCTTTTGATACGTGGTCTGCCCTTGCTGAATTCGTGTTGCAAATTCGATTGCGTCCGCGCCGGCTAACTGGTCAATGTATGCCACCTCAGCGTTTGCTTCATTGTTGAGATATAAAACGCCATCGCCTATGTTGTAGGTCAACAGCCCTGCAATTAGCATTCCAAGCAAAGTCTTATCAAGATCGGCTAGCGGCTTCCATTTCGGATGCTGCGAGAAAGAAACGTCCGACAATTGCCCCGTAAGCGTGTATGTCGGCTCTACTCCAGGCGTAAGCTCATCGCCTTCAAATTGCGCCGTGCCGCCCGTAGCGGTCACGTTGAAAGTGTAAAGATCGCCATCCGTGCGGACAAACGTCACCGTGTCGATTGTCAGGAAAGAATCAAACGGCGCTGGCACGTTAGGGTCAACCGATGAAAGCAATGTTCCCCGCACAAAGTTTGGAACAACGTCCGCAAAGTCTGCCGCCTTTACGACGATTTCATGAGTTGCTGTCCATCCGCCCGATTCGCTGCGCGTGATTGAAAGCCCAGGTTGAGCCTTCATTTCATTTACCCCAAAACCAAAAATTGTTGCTGCCATGATGTTTAGTTGCTGAATCTTGCGCCTGTTGTGCTAGGATTTTTTGCCCATGCTTCCAAAATGCCCTCGCGCACTTCTTTCCTCATTCCCTCCGTTAGATCGCCTTTTCTCAGCCCTTCGGCAATTCCGTTTTCAATTGCCAGCTTTTGCAATGCCATTCCTGATTGACTAGATTGCGCTCCCTCCAATGCGCTTTGCAGGTATTGAGCCAAAGGAACATTTTGCTGCAAATCTGGCGTTCCTGTCATTTGCGCAAGTGAAGGAGCGTTGGGGCCAAGCAACATGCGACCGCCTGCAACTGCCGTTGGACTAGTAACCGCAAGACTTCCAGTGTTACCCGCTCCAGTCACCAGCTCGTCCATTGCTCGCATATAAAAGCCCTTGAATCCCGCGAAAAAGATTTCTCCAGCAAACGCGCCTAGCGTTGCTAATTGCTCTAGATTGCCTTGCACTGCTTGTGTAATTGCAGTTCCGACAATCTGCCCTGCTTCAGCGAATTTACTTTCGAGTTGTGGCAGAAAGTTGTTCGCCGCATCTAACGCATCTTTCAACCCCTCATTAAATCCAGTTCCGAAAGCGACTTGCAATTGAGTTACAGCCGCTTTTGTCTGATTGATTTTTGCGTTGGTTCCTGAGCTCCCCTTCTCAATCGCTTTGTAAAACAATCCGCCTGCGCTGGTCGCGTTCATGAACGCCTGCTTCACCATGTCCACGGAAATCTTGCCGTCTTCCATTTCCTTTTTCAAATCCGCCATAGACTTTCCTGTGTCCTTGGCAATCTGTGAAAGCGGATTAAATCCTGCGTTGATGAACTGCAAGACTTCTTGCCCCATTAACCGCCCCGCTGCCGTGGTCTGCGCAAATGCAAGCGCAAGACTTCCGAATCGGTCTGAGTTGCCCATGGAAACGTCACCAAGCATTTTGAGCGTTGGCACGACTTCTTCCAAGTTCATGCCGAATCCAAGTAAGTTCTTGGCGGCGTTTGCGTAGTCTTCGGTATTGAGCGATGATTTCTTTTCTTCCTCTCGGAATGCTTTTAACAAATCGGCGGATGATTTCGCGCTTCCTGTCAGCACTTCAAACTGGATTGACAAATCCTCCAGCGATGCCGCCGCTTGTGAACTACTCACCGCAAACGCAGTCAATCCAGCCGCGCCTGCCGCGCCTAGTGCGGCCAATGAGCCAACGCTTGCCGTCGCTACGCTGCCAAGACTCGCAATTGAACCTTTGACGGTTCGAAGCGTCTTCTCCAAGTGCGTTGCGTTGCCGCGAATATCTACGGTAAATGCCATACTTCCTCTAATTCGCTGGTGTCAATTTCATGCGCTGCAAATGCAATTGGTTCATGCTGTTCCGTTTGTATCTCTCGGCGGAAAGTTTTAGCGCCTTTGCGGTATAAGATCGCATGAAACAATTCCGCTTCTTCGTCAATTGGTAACTCATCAATCTGCTTTCGTGTCCATCCGTATTCCGATGCCAGCAAGTCAACTATGAAAGCTCGGTCACTTGGCGGGTCGCCTCGGTCTGTGGCTTTCCCTCATCGCTTGTCACGACTTGCGCCGCCTCCCAACGGTTAATCACACCTTGCACGTATGCGCCAATTTCGTTCTCGTCGTCTTCGCTAAGGTCGAGCGCAACGGCGGTCATCGCGTCAAAGAACTCATCGTCGGAACGCATCGCCTTTCGCACTTCCTGCGCATCAGTCATTGCCAATGCCGCATAGCCATAAATCAGCACCGTGCTATGGCTTTTCCCGCGCCGTTTTTCGTCGGGCAAAAATTCGCACAACCGCGCCCAAATGAAGTGGTTCAGTGGTCGGAGTTCTTTTCCTTGTATTGTTGGTGGTGTGTTCATTTTCGATAGAGTAGTTTTTCGAGCGTGAGAATCGTTTTCTGGTCGTCATCCTTGCCGATATATGCCGTTCGTCCCTTGTGCTTTACTGCCGTATGCGTTGCGGTTTTAATGTCAGTCAAGAGCTGTTTCCAATTGAGCAACGCCGCTTTGATGTAGGATAAATCAGCCGTTGGCAGTTTTAGGTGGATTTCCTTGTCCATCCACAAATCAAGATCAACTGCCGCAGCTCGGTTAAAGTGCCACCATGTCGAGCCTGCATGTTCATTGTAGCCGACGCACGGATGCCCTAAAGCTACAAGCGTCGCCGCAATCGGAGTTCCTGCCGTGCTGATGGTATCGCCGCTGTTGACCCGTGAGACGTATTCCGCGCCTCCTTTGGCATGTTCCGCCATCTGCCACATGACAGTGAACGCACGTTTAATTCTGGTTAACGTATGTTCAGGATTTTTCAACATCCATGCTTCGTCGAACCACGCTTTCATGACAATATCCGCCGTATTGCCCGTTGGCGATGCCCCGCAAAACTGCCAGATGATTTTTTGCGTCCTGATTCCGTCGCCTACGATAACGCGCATTGGCGCGGATGGATGAAGCGGAACGTCAATAGAGATAATCGCCGCCGCGAGTTTCGGGTCGGTGACTTCCTGCATGATGTGCGCGACACTATCGCCGCGCACGCCTGTAAAGGGCTTGTTCATTTTAAGTTGTGAGCGTTACGCGCTGGCGATGGTCGGAACGTAAGTTGCGCTCAGTGAAATGGAGCGGTAATCATCGGCAGCTTGCGTCACTTCGATAGTGTCGATGATGGTCAGCCCGCCTGTCATTGCGCCGATCAAGTGATCTGTCGGCACGGTTGCAAGAGATAAGCTAGTGCTGATACTTGCGGAAAATGGCGATGTGGCGGGAATCTTGCCGTTTAGGGCAATCGTGCAATCCTCGTCAAAATCGCTGCGCCCTGTGCGGTCGCCCGTGATGTTCATGACGTTCTTGGTCTGGCACTTGTATGACCAAGTAACGCCCTCCAATAAAAAGCCAGTTTGCTGCGCAGGAATGCCCCACACTCCGTTCACAGATCCAAGTAAAGTTGCCATGCTTTGCGCACGGTGTCAAAAATCACGTTGTCTGAAAAACAATGTCGCAATCAAACGCGCACTCCAAGCTATCAGACTCCCATTGCGGAACTCCACCGTTCGGAGCGAAATAGTCAATGTGAATGCTGCTCAATTCCGCATTGACAAGCGTGGCGAAGCTGGATGCAAGCAAGGTTTCCAAATCGTTCGTTATGTCGTTAATTTGATCGACTGTCAGAGAATCGCCAGAATGCGCCCTCAGCTTGATTCCCACCGTGCCGCGATACGCTTTAGGCAATGCGTTGGAAATGCGCTCTGTGGTCATCGTAACGCCAATGAAAGGTAATTCTACCTCTGCGAACTGCTCTGCGTCCACGGCGGGAATGTCGGTAATGTTCGCGCCAATGACTGAAGCAATGGCGGCTTTGATTTGTTGCGTTGTCATTTTAGATTTTTGAAAATTCGTTTTGCTGCGGTGATGCTTCGTCGGTAACCGTCTGCGATTGCCGATTGCACGTTGCCATGATTGGAATTGCGCTTTGCGTAAGCATAATCGACCTTGTTTGTAAGAAGAACGGAACTGCTCATGAGTTGCCGTTTGACTAGTTTTGACTCGCCAGCGCGTGCATTCACATGGCGGCGCACCCATCGCGGAACGCCTTTGATTTTGCGGAGCTTTCCGCGCTTTGTTTTGAGTAGCGGAGAATCAATTGATTCTCCAGCCTGTATCCATCCCGCTTTTGCCAGCCCCGCTTTCGCCATCTGAGAATTGACATATTGCTTCAGTTCGGAGCGGTCAAAGGTCTTGCGCTTCGGCTGAAACTTGGCGGGTGGGCGCACCAACACTTGAAACTTGGCATTCTGTGATCGCAATTGCCGATGGATGCTTTTTATATCGCCCTCCAATCCCTTAAACTCGGCGTAACGCGCTGCCTTGTGAACCTGCTTTGCGATACTGCCCATGTATTCCTGCCCAACGTCATTCGACAATCCGAACGGTTGCACCTTTCGCGCAAGTTCTTTTGCGACAGATGTTCCAATGATTGCGACAGTTTCCGCGACGCTTACTTGCGCTCTAGCTGCGAAAGCCTTTAGTTCCGCCTCCAGCTTCGCCGCTTGCCGCTTGCTGATTTTCACCTCAATCATTTCTCGTTAGGGTCTGCCAGGGTGAAATGAATGCCAATCGTGCCAACGTCCACTTGTGAGACGCGATAAGCGGCGCCGTTGATCGTGCATCGTTTGTTGAGCAAGGTTAGCGGCGAAGTTACGTCCGCAGGTTGCGCTGTGACAACTCCGCGCACTTGTGGTTCCAATCCACCAAACTCGCCATCGACTGATTTGCTGGTGAGATTGTCCACCACGGAAAATGTTTGCCCTGCACATACCATTGTCGCAATGCCCATTGTTGTGTCGCATTCGTCGTTATGCGACAGCATGAAATCGTCCACCAAGCTCATGCTTTGGCGATGGTGTCAACTTCACTCATAATCACGCACCGCAAGGAACGTGGGAAAACGAGGCTTGCCGCTGTCAGTCGTGCCGCAAAATGCAAACGATACTTGCGCCCCGATTGCGGGAAGCGATGCGCGAACGGCGTTAGTAAATCCCGCGCCAAGGTCAAAAATCATGCCCATCCAATCGACTGTAACGGCGTTTGTTTTGTGAGCTATCACGGTTGCTTCGTCGCTGTCTACCCATTTGATTTTGAGCAAGTTGTTTGTGCGGCGTTGCTCGTATTGCATCGCAGGATTGCGCAGCATAACGCCCTCGCCACCAAGTGCGCGGATTTCGTCAAAGAACGTATCCAGATGCGCCTCAGACTCGCAAACGATATGCTCCACCACTTGCGCCACGGAAACGCCTTGCAAGGCATTATGCGCGAATTGCAAGCGTGCCGTGAAATCGCCTTGTGCCTCTGGTGCGTCGAAAACGTGAAACTTGATTTGCGACCAGTCGCCTGCTTTACTGCGCACGATTCCGACCGCTTGCTGAAACATGCCGCGCCCCATGAACAACTCGCCATCCAGTGCTACGCTTGGTAGTTGCGCCGTAAACCATGCAGGTGCGTGAAACTTGTTTCCGTTGCGGGAAATGAATTGCTTTCCATCCCACAAGGCACGCACTCCATCGAGCTTTTCAGACATGAGCCATCCTGTCGGGTCTTGCCCTTCGTAGGTGTTGGCGAGCGTTGGTTTCGTGGTCACGCGCAAGATTTAACGAAAACCATTCCGTTCGTCAATCTTTTTTTACAGAAAAAAGCCCCGCACCGTTTCCGATGCGAGGCCATGCAATACACACATCAACCAGACAAAAAATTTACTCAGGCGCAAGCGTTGTTGACGCGTCATGCCTGTAATAATGGAGAACCGTGTCAATATGCAACGCGGATTTGACTAGCTGCCGCGCCTGAACGCACCACGCTAGGTCTTCTCCGTAGTTCACGCTTAGGAATTGGCACTCTTTCACTTTGTCGCGCTTCCACGCGCAAACGTGCCACGGCGCGCGGAGAGTAACGCCGCCAGCAACGAAGTTCTGGTCTGGATTGTTCAATCCAAAATGAACAATACTTTTCAGCCCGTTATACGTGCTATCCTGCTTGAATGTAACCACATCAGGCTTGCGCTCAATCGCGGATAGCAAGCGCGAAACGTAGTCATCCGAAATGTCGTCATCGTCATCCACAAAAGCGATATACTCGCCCTGTGCAATGTCAACCAATGACTGCCGCTTCTCGCCAATGCTGCGCTTTCGGTTGTCGGAAAACACAAGATGTTCTACCTCATGCGTCCCGATCTGCTTTCCGATTTTTGCGGTTAGCTTTTCGAGTTGGTTTGCCCTGCTCGGAACTGTCGGTGTTAGTATGCTTAGTTTCATTTTTTCTGAATATGTTTTCGTAGTTGTTTCTGTATGCCTCGCCTTTTACTGGTCGCGGCGAATCTCCTTTTCCTGCGCTCATTCGTTTTCTTGTTTTGGTTTTTTGATCCAGCATCGACCAACTGTCAGATAATCCACGCCAGATGTTTCCACAGCGTTTTTCACGGCGTCAACGTCAATGTCATGACCAGCGAAAAAGCCGCCTTGTTTTACCTTTGGCGACCATGCCGCAATGTCCGCTTTCACGGAATCGAAATCATGCGCCCCGTCAATAAAGATGCCGTCAATTTCGCCATCAAGGAACTGTTCTGCCGCTTGCACGCTTTCCATTTCCACAATCTGAATCATATCCGCAACGCCTGCGCGTTCGATGTTATCCTTGAATTGTGCAAGGATGCTGCCGCCGCAATGCTTAACGTATTGCTGCTGGTCTGCTTTGTCTTGCTCGCCTTTCCACGTATCAACGCAGTAGAGCATGACATTCTTACCCATGCTCTGCAATTCCTGAGCAAGCGCGATGATACTTTGCCCTAACCATGCGCCGACTTCCACAAACTTGCCGCCCTCTGGCAACGCCTCGGCAAGCGCAAAGTAAAGGTTCTGAAAGTCGCACCATCCGTGAACTTGTGAAGGCGTGAGTTTCCCATCCATGAGAAGGTCGAACGTCTTCTTGCCGCGCCGATAGTTCACATCGCTGTTACTGCGTTTGTATGTCTCATCCCATTCGCCTTTTCCAAAAAGCGGATGGTAATGATTGAAAACCAGCCTGTCGCGTGCGTCGATGACCACGCCGTCCATGAACGCTTTGTGCGAAAACCACGTATCAGAATACATCGAGAAAAACTCAGGGTGATAGAGATAGCCTTGTTCTTTGTAGCGTTTGCGAGTCAGAATCGACATACAAAGCAAATCGTCTTTGCGGTTGCCGTCACTGACTGCCAGCACCTTTGATTCGCTCAAATCGCCTAGCTCGGCAAGGATAAGCTCATCCCATCCCATAGGCGGCTCGAAGTCATCCGATACTTGCACTAGCACATCGCCGCGGCTTTTCTTTGCCGCTGCGTTCCATGCGCCTACGCATCCGCCAGATAGGACGATTGTGTGATTCGCCAGGCACAGCGGCAGGCTCGCTTCGTCGTCGTGGTCGATGGCGAAAATATGCTCGATCGCATCTGGATTCTTGGCACGGCGCAACCATTCCTTGCGGCACAGCCATGCCTTTTGCGGTCTGCCTCGCGTGGCGTGAAGCAGGCTAATTTTCTTGCCGCATTTAATGAAATGATTTGTTTCGAGAACATCGGCTTGCGCGATGGCATTGTTTGCGCGTAAAGCCATGCCACGGAGCGAAACTCCAAGCGAACCATAATACGGGCGGCGCAAGTTCCATGGTGGATTCTGCGGCATGTCTAGCGCAAGCATTGACTTGGTTAGCCCTAGCGCCTTCTCTGGCTCCACAGTGAGCAACGCAAGCGCAAGCTCGCCGTATGCCTCGCGCCGATTCGGGTCGGTCATGAGCGCCTGCCCCAGCATCGTGATGCGTGCTTGCAGGTCATCCGACAACTGCGCCAATTGGAAAAACGCTTCATACTTCTCATTCGTTCCCGCTTCATCATCACGCACAAAGTCAATCGCCGCCATGGTCGCATCATCGCGGCGGTCGAGCGCAATCAGCGATTGCATACGATGAAACTTCTGCGAAATGCTGCGCTCATCTTCGGGAATGCTCTCAATGATTCGCAAGTTGCGCTCATCGCGCGAACTGTGGCGCGGCTCGCTTGCGTGGACAATTTGCGCATGTTCCAGAACTACCGCTTTGTGGTCTTCTTTCAGCTTGAAGCACTCGTGAATCGGATTTACCCAGCGCCCCGCGCCTTTGCGCCAAATACGCTCGCGGATGTTGATAACGCCGTCTTCTGGCACCACGTAAGGCATCAAAACGCAATCAACTTCCTTGTCTCGAATGTCTTTCAACAACAACTTGATTTGCTCGATAGATTCGGCGCTGATTACGTCATCCGTATCTGCCCACATGACCCATTCATTTTTCGCCATGTCACAAGCAAGATTTCTCGCACGTCCGAAGTCGTCACAATGCGGCCAATCGCAATCTGGCTTGTTGAAATACTCGGAAATGCGAACGCCTCGACTTTCGCAAATCTCTAGCGTTCTATCCGCTTTCTGATTTCCAATCGCACGAACCGCGATAATCTCGTCGGCTAGTGGTTGGAAGTGATCTAGGAAACGATCAATGATGGATTCAACATTGCCGACGATAATACATAGACTGATTTTCATAATAAGAAAAAGCGCACCGTGCAAACACACGATGCGCTTTAGTCATGCAATTGTCAACCAGAAAAATTATGGCTTAGTTCCCAGCACAAGACCAAGGGTCAAACCAGTCGCCATACCGTAAAGACACTCAAGTGCAATGTAGTGAACGCCGGCGGCTTCGTTGTAGCTACGGCGAAGACCCATCACGATTCCCGAAGGATCTGCGACACGTTCAACGGCGAGGTATGCCTCAGGCGCTTGTGGCGCAAGATAACGCATTGCAACGCTGATCGAATCAGGGTGCGCGGCGAATGCCACAAGCGAAGTCGAGGAAGTTGGAAGCAAGTTGGTTTCGTAAGGCGTGAGGCCAACCAGTTTGCGACCAAGCGAACCGTCACGCGGTGCGAGACTATCGCCCATGGCGTAGGCTTGCAGGACGTTGGAAGAACCAAGCAAAGCAGCGCCAACAACAGAGTTGAAAACCACGGAGCAATCGTCGATGTTAACGTTGTTTTGCGCCAGTTTTTGACGGAATGCGATGATTTGCGCCAGTGTGTAGTTGGCCTCGGCGGTGGTCACTGTAGCGGCTCCAAAGTTAGCGGTAGTGATGAGCTTGAAAATATTTTCAAGAACCTTTGCGCCAAGTGCGCGGCCTGCTTGCATCGCCATAGCGTCGATGCGTGCGCCGGAGCTATTGGCAAATTGCAAATCGGTAACGTCAACGGAAATCACATTGTGATTGTTGAGGTTAACCGTGTTGTGAGTCACGGCACCGCCAGCGGTTTGATAGTTGGCAGTCGTGGCGTTGAAAGTGGTTGCGGTTAATGCGCTGATTTGAGGCACAAGGATTGCATCACCTTTGCCACGGGCATCGGAGCTGTAGTCACGGGAAAACGCATTCAAAGGAGCAAGAGTAGCGGTGAACGCTTTCAGTGCTTCTTGTGCGAAGATGGTGTCATTGAATGAGATAGTGGACATAGTTTATTTGATAAGTTGAGATTTGATTTCTTTAGCGTGTTGATTGTAATACTTGGTTTTTTCCTCAGGCGAGAGAGTCGCCATGATTGAAACGTGATCGGTTGGGGTGGATTCGTCGGCGCTGGTGTCAACTGGCGCGATGCCTGCTTGCGCTACGATTTCAGCGGCGCGAGCTTCGGCGGATGTGTTCGCCTCGATAACGCTCGCTTCCAGTTCGGTGACTTTGCTTTGAGCTTCGGTAAGCGATGCCGTGAGTGTTTCGCGTTCTGCGGTGATGCTGTCGAGTTGTGCCTTGATTCCGCTTAGTTCGGTCAAGGCGTTCTCAAGGTCTGCCGTGCGTTCGCTAAGTGCTGCGGTCATGTCGCTGATTTCCGTTTGCGCGGATTCCAAGCTAGCTTCCAGCCCTTGCACTTTTTCAGTGAGAGCTGCATCAGGGCGGAATTTGTCGAGGATGCTCATTGCATTTGTTTTGGTGTCAAAAATTTCATCGGCAAATCCCATTTCGATTGCCTGCTTTGCCGTCATCCATGTTTCTTTTTTCATGAGAGCGCGAATGTCGTCTTTGTCTTTGCCTGTCTTCTCGGAGTAAATGCCGGCGATTTCGTCGCTGATGTTTTCGAGCAATTCCGCATACCGTAGCAAGGTTTCACTGTCGCCTTGTGCGCCGCCTGATGCCTCGTGAATCATGATTTTCCCATTGCTGGCAATCTCCACTTTGTCAGCCGCCATCGCAATTACGCTGCCCATGGATGCCGCCAGTGTATTGATTCGCGCCGTGACGTAAACGCCGCGCTCGCGTAGCTTCTTCATCTCGTTGAAAATACGATAGCCCTCGAAAACGCTGCCGCCGCCTGAATGGATTTCAACGTCGAGCGTATCAATGGCGTTATCTGCGCAGGCTATGATTTCACCGAATGCGTAGTGATTCTCCACGGCTTTCATGCCGTAAACCTTGGCAATGTCATCAATCAATCTGTCCACGCTGATCTTGTCCACGTGGTCATTCAATTTCACTTTTGCCGCTTTGTTCTCAATCGTAATCATAAAATTATCTGCGTTTAGTTGTTTGTTTTTTTGATTTGCCCATGACTTGCCAGCATCGCCGCCCCACAATGCCCATGCGATGCGCCCCGCTGACGGGTAACCCTCCTCGCCTTGTCGGAATCCCTGCGCTTCCTTGTCAACTTCGTGCCTTGCAAAGTAGCTAACCATGCGGCGAACTGTATCGGGTGAGAGATTGGCGCGGTTGCTAATGTCCCGCGCACGTGCAACGCCGATTGCCGTTCCTCCACGGTTAAACTCGGCACGCCACGCAAGTCCGCGCCGTGCCTCGTCTGCCATTTCGGTTGTCGGCTTTAGGGTCATGCCTCTACTGCTACGATTAGGATGTTTGCCGCCGATGTATCTGCCTTAGCATATAGAGTTGCACTGCTCGGAGTGAACAGGCACGCACCGCCTGCCGCAATCTTCGTTTTGAATACGGTTAAGCCAGAATCGCCGCCAAGCTCCACAAATCGCGTGGTGCTGAGGTTGCGAATCATGACTAGCTGCGGAGCGCCTGTAATGTCGCCAAAATCCACAAGCTCGGCAGTCGTGCCGATGTTTTGCGTGACTTGCGTCATTTGTGCGCCTGCCATGTCAGCAAATAGATTTGCTGTTTGATTGACTGATGCGTTGTTTTTGCTCGCCTTAAGCGATACGGAGAATGTTACTTCGTTAGCCATTGCTTTGAGTTGTTTGTGTTGGAGTTTCGTTCGGTGTCAGCATCGCCATTTCTCGATCTTCGATGACGATGCCAAGCCCTGATTCGTTGACTGCTTTCTGTTTGAGTTTTTGCATTGTCAGGTATGCAATGCGCTCGTCTAGGTTTTCCTCTGCCGATTTGCCAAGGAACCCAAGAACGTCCTGTGGATTCAAGAATCCCGCTTTCCACATCTCGATCAGTTCTTTAGAAACGCGACCATCGTCGATGGTGAGTTTTTTAGGATAGGTAAACTTCCATTTCCACCAATCGCTCGCGGCTTGCAGTCTGCCAAGTTTAATAAACTTCGCCGTCACATAGTTGACGATGCGTGCCGCCGCGTATTCCAGCAAGTCTTGACGGTCTTCCACGGCTCGCTGTGCGCGTCCAAGATCGGCGCGCTCTGCTGTGCCTTGCCCTGTCGCGTGCCATACCATCGAATACGGCCAGTTAATGCCGGCAAGCGCCTTGCGGATGATGCGATTTTGGAAACTTTCCCACATGTCGCCAGGCCTGTCGTTTTTCACAACTTCCAATTTGCCGCCTGACTTAGCGGCAAAGTATCGCACCGTTCCGCCTTGGTAGTTCTCGGAGATGATGCCTTGTTCATTGGTGCAACTTGTGCCGCCGATGACATTCGCGTTGTCGTCAATGTCGGGTAGTCCAGTTTCGTTGTGCTCCGTCATGACGATGGACGAAAGCATAAGTTGCGCGTATCGCTCCCATTCGTGAGATTGCAGGGCATCGCGCAGGTCGTTGATTGCGTGCGTAAATGCTGGCAATCCGCGCCCCTGTTCTTGCCATGACGGGTCAAAGATATGCACCATGTCGGCGGCGGCGATGTATTGGATAAGCTCGCCATATTCGTCGTTGAAGCAATACGCCATTGGCGCACCATTGCTATAAATGATGCCATCGGTTAGCGTCTTGCCGCGATACGTTCCGGTAGTCAGTTTGCCATCCTCCATGCCCACGGGGGTGGCGATTCGATGAGCGGGTATTTGCTGAATACGTGGATAGTCGTTATCTGTTTTTGTCAGCAAAATGAACGCCTCGCCATCACGATCAATCGCGCAAGACATGCTGTAAAGGTTTGTCTGAAACGTATTTTGACCGCCGCGAACGTCACAGATTTTATACCATTCGTCATTCAGCAAATCCTCGGCGGATTGCGCGAACTCTCGATCTTTCGACTTGCTTTGCGCCTGCCATGAGCGACCTACGGAATACATCGCCTTTTGCTGAATTGCTCCAAGCAAAATGCCATCATTCAGATACAGACGGCGCGAAAACGAAACAAGTGCCTTGCGGTCATACGCTGGCACAAGCTCGCCAATGTCCTTCATCTGCACGGGTTGGTATGGGCGAGATGCCGAATATCTCACCGCTCCCTGCGCCGCTTTCCACGGCTGGCCAAATTGGTCAACTATCATAAACGGTTCTGTTTAGCAAATCTCCAACCGTGCGCGATTGCGGACGGATTCCGCGCTTAATCCATGCGATTGCTTGGTTTAAGACAACGAGGCGCGTGGTTTCTGGTAAAGATACGAGGACGGTGTAGCTGATGCCGTTTTTTTGCGAGTTAGTCAGGGTGTTGCCGCCGCCTTTGGAAAGCATTCCCGTGAGCGCCGCCGTGCGTGCGTCGATAAGCGAACGCAAAATTGATGGGTCGTCCTGCGCTGCGTCATAATACGCCTGAATTAGCTGTTTTGCCGATACGTCCACGAATGAGGCGCGGTGTCAAAACTTACTCCGCTTCTTCCTCATCTTGGCGCGTTCCGATCAAGCCAAACATGGAAGCGAGGACAATCTGCATTGCTTCGCAGTCAACAGCGTGGTTGTCATTGTGGCGCTTTTTCCAAACTGCTGTTTTCCCTTCACCGCGCCTAGCTTCTGCGTCAATTTGCCGCAAGTATTCGCGCCCTACGTCATCGGGGATTTCCCATGCCACGCCTTTTTGATTGCGTAGCTGATGCAAAATGTCTTTGTGCCGCAGGTTTGACCAGTAGCAAACCATCGTTTTCTTGCCGTTTGCGCTTGTGACGTTCTGATACCGCGAAAACGCTTTGTAAATCGGCTTGCCTGTTTTTGACGGATGCGGGTAACTGTCGCGCCCATCGCCGCGCAATGCTAGCCAGCCATATTGGTTGCATCGGCTGTAAACTTCGCTAGTCTGGTATCCGCAGTCGATTTGCGTCTTGCGGTTTTCGACTTTGTAGGTCTCTTGGATGACTTTGCACCGCTCCCATGTGTCCACTTTGCCAAACCATAGCAGGCGCGAGGATCCATCGTGCCGCCATGCACGGATCACGCACCAAAAATGGTCTGCTTGGCGGTCAAGCGTCATGAATCGTTGCGCTTCGTCGTCGATCAATTCGCCCTTGTCATACTCGGAAATCAAATAGCCAAAGTCCGACAGAGTGACGCGATTGTCCTCCTGCTCGTCGCTCCAGAAATCAGCCAAGCGTTTTTGGATGAATTGCCGCAACAAATCAAGATTTCCCCGCGATACCTCATCCATTGCTTCGCATCGCTCGATTACCAAGCGCCACAAAGGGAGCCGCCAATTTGCAAGTGCGTTGTAGTGGTAGCCCTTTGAATCAGGCATTCCGTCGGTCTGCTGGATGTATTTCCCCGCCGTAGCAAGTTCGCGCCTGATTTGCGGCTTGTCCTCAATGTGATAATCGCAATCAGCATTTGCGCATTTGATTTTTGCCGTTTGCGCCATCGTCACGCGGTCTGCGATTGTCTCATCATAAACTACGTTTTCCCATCGCCAGCCCTGCCATGTGTGGCACGCTGGGCATTCGTAGCTAAACTCGTGCTGTGAAGTCGCTGCCCATTTTTTGTGCCAATCGTCGCCAACGTAGCCGCCCTGAGAGAGTAGGTAGAACTGCCGATTCCAACGGTCATGCAATCGCCCTTGCGCCTCGCGGATCATGCCCTTGTCCCATGTCCACACCTCGTCGCACAATACGCGACGCATGGATTTTGCTTGTAGTCCGCTGATATTCGCGCCCGTGAGAAACATGCTCATGTGCGGGAAAATGATCGCGTCTTTCCGCAGCTTGTGACGGTGCTTTCCCGTTGGCAGCAGGCTTGCTGTTTCCTTGGTGTTACGCAACGTGTATTGCATCCGCGTCTCTGACCAGTCTTTGATGTCGGAATCCGTTTGCCCTACGATCATTGTGCCGCCAGGGTCTTCGGAAATTACGAACGCTAGGGCCGCCTCGATCATCGTGGTTTTGCCAGTGCCTACGGGAGCGAGCAAGCACACCTCTTTCGCGTCAATATCAGCGAAGGCGTCGAGCGGTTCTTTCAGCCATGGCGCCGAGTCTGCTTCGTAGGTTGGCGAGAGTCCTTCGTAAAGCGCCACCCTGCCAGTTGCCCATTTGCTAGGCGTGGTTTTCGCAGGTGGACGGCACGCGGTTCGGAAGGCGGAGAAAAGGATCTCTGTTTTATTCATCTACCGCAGGCGCGGTGTCAATCAATCTGCCATAGCTCCGATTCTGTTTCACTTAGTTCTGTCAGTAGCTTCTCCGATGACTCTCCGATGATCTTTGCCATGCGGCTGGGTGATTGCCCCTCTAATGCTGGAGGAAGGTCGGCTTGCATTCGCATTATGCCTGCGCGAATTACCGCGCCTAGCTTCGTGAATGCGTCTCTGACTTCGTTGACGCTGATGTATGAGGCGTTGAGAACTTCGAGCTTTTGCGCCGAAAGCAAGCCGTCGATCTGCGTCTTTAGCCGCCGCGCCTCTCGCTCGTCAAGCGTGCGCATCAGCGCGTTTTTCAGCGCCTCGATGTCTTGGTTTTCTTCCGATTGCGCGGGTATTGGCAGGTAATCGGGATTGATTGTCTTTGGGCGCTTTTGCAACTTGGCAACGTGCGCTTTCACACTCTCGTCGTCTTGGATGTTGCACCCGTCATTCTCCCAATGAGCCAAGGTTGCCACGCTAACGCCAATCGCAAGGCCACGCGCACGGAGCATCTCTGTTCGCCCTGTTTTCGGTCTGCCTGCTGGCTTTTTTTGTGCTTGGTGACTCATGAAATGCTGCTTTTCCCGCAATTAGTCAAAAAATCGGCTCATTTTGACAAAGAGCGATGAGTCCGCCA